CGGAATCCCGACCAAATAAAAAAAAGCCAGCGGGTTAGGCTGGCTTAGTGCGTAATGGATTATTTAGCAGTCGCCATCAGGGCGGGCCACCGCCCTGCATCCCCACATACAGGCCTCCTGCATTTTTGTGGTCGCCAAAGAAGCGCTACGGTAAGCAGCGGTGCGATCGGAGAGAACGGGATCCTGCGGTAACAAATCCAGCTGAATATCTCGCAACTCGCGAATAAAATTACGACTCAGTTCTTTTAGGCGATTCATTGCTGCGATTTCTGCATCGCTTAATTTTCTATAGCCTTTCACGGTACTGCCATCTTGCGGTTTTGCTTCACTCACTGGTCTTTCCTCTGGTTAAGTTGTCGTGACATGTCACGCTACGGTTTGATCGCCGTAACGCTTCTGGTAATAGGCGCGAACCCGGGCGGAAACGTTCTCATGGTCAGCGTGTTTAGGATCCATATAGGCCGGGGATTTCATCAGGTCGCGGATTGATTGCTGCTCTTCGAGATTCACATCACCGCCCGCCGGTGCATCTTCCTGCATTTCAGCGCCGATTTTCGCCAGCATGCGGATCACCATCGGGTTATTGCCGATTTCATCCATACGCCCTTTGTCGCTGTCATCCGCCAGAGAGTTAAAAGCCCGGAAAGCCAGGCCGATGTTTTTATTAAACTCGGCGTCAGTTTTCCACGTCTCGCGCAGCTGCGTGGCGGCGGCTTCCGAATCCAGCGCCGCAGCACCGTTAACCAGTTCGGGGGCCAGCTGTGCATATTCGCCCAGGATGAAACCCATCTGATCGTTGGTGATGCCTTTGGCATGCGCCGATTTCATGAAGGATTGCATGCGCGGATCGGCTTTAAATTCGTCCCACTTAAAGCCCTCGACCTCTACCTTTGGCGCATACTCATCAGCAGTTTTCGGCGGCGTGTCCCCGCTGCCCATGCGCTTTTCAAGGTGCGAGTAAGCATCCGCCAGTTTGCGGGCAGAGCCTTCAACGTTGAGTTTTCCGTCATCGCCCATAACGCGGTATTTTTCAGGTAGCCAGTCATCCACGCCTTGTTCGCCCGCGCCGGTGCTGAGGAGCGAAGTACCAGCAGGAGTACCGCCGCCCGGATTTTGAGTACCATCGCCATTACCAGCATCATCCCCTCCTGCGTTACCTGCTGGCGCGTCTGCGCCTGTTTCGGTGTTCATGAATAAATGTTTAAACTTCCACATCGTCGTTTACTCCGTCTGCTTTGTTGATTTGCATCAGAATGAAATCGAGCACGGATCGCTGTCCGGCCCGGTAACAGGTTTCGCGGTCGCCCTCGGTACCACCTTTGACATATGCCTCACGGCCAAAGCGGCGCGTTAGTTCTTCCATCACCTGCGGCCCGCCTGGCATTTCTTCGAAAATGCGCCGGTAGTCTTCAGGGGTTACGTCTTTTTTGATCATTGGTTGCCCGCCAGTCGTTGTCCCATAATTGCGCCTGCTGTCTGCCCTGCTGCGCCTGCGGCTTCCGTCCCGGCCTGCATCAGCATCTGCTGTTGCGCCTGCTGCTGTTGCATCTGCTGGCGCTGCTGTCGAAGTTGCTCGACCGCATCAGCGGAGCGCATAACTTTTGCTGGAACGCCAAGCGCTTCGCCGACAACCTTGCTCGCCTCGTCGCTGTCCATGTTGTCCAGAACATCGGGGTACGCCTGCGCCAGCTGCATGATGTTCTGGCCGTAGCGCTCAATGGCGGTCACATCTTCCAGCTTCTGCGCACGGGCCAGCGGGGAGATATAACGCACGTTGAAGTTGGCGCTCTGGAGACTCTCGGGGGCGGGAGGGAAAACGCCAGCGCGGAACGCAATACCGAAGCAGCGCTCAACCAGCGGTTGCAGGTATTCAGCCTGAAACCGACCATAGACCGGGCCAAGCAACTGGCGGATCAGCGCGACACGCACATGCACTTCGGTAGCGGTCATCGCCGGGCCATCCTGCGGTTGCAGCTGGTCGGCCATCATGATTTTGCGAATGGAAGCCTGCAGGCGTTCTTCAGCGGTAAACGCCACGTTGAAATCTGCGCCAGTGAGCAACGGTTTCATGCTTTCGGTGCTGTTCGCTACGATGATGCGGCGCGGGCCGACTTTGACCGTACGCGGGTTGAGTACGCCGTCATCCTCAGCAATCCACATGCCGGAGATAGCCAGATCCTGCGCGGCCTTCTCCATGCGTTTGGTTTCGTTCAGCTCTTTGCAGTCCGGCAGCGCGTCGTATACCGGGCCGATACCGTAGGAGCCGCCGGGGATTTTCATCCAGCGCGGGACGCATACAGGGAATTCGTGATAGCCGGATTCACGCACAATACGCTTGCCGCTCACTTCCACGTTGAACGACGCAAAGCGCATGTTACGCGCCAGCTTCGCATTTACGGCGTAGGTATCGCGCGGGAAAATGCAGTGCAGGAAATCAAATTTATCGTCGGGTTTGTTTTTTGCAGCGTCGCGGATTTTTTCGCTTACCTTGTCCGCACCGAATTCTTTCACGGCCTGTTCAGCGGTGAGCTGATAGCAGCGATAAATCGTGTCCACGATGCCATCCCGGCGGGTGGAGGTCACAAAGCATTGCGCCAGCGGCCACTGCTGAAAGGTAAATCCGCCCTCTTCCTTGTCCTCATCGACGTACAGCGCGAACCAGCCAGCGCAGACCACATCGAGATTGGCCTCGTACCCTTCCGCGTCAAAGTTAGCGGCGTGGATATTTTCCCATACCAGCGTTGCACAGGTGGACAACCACGCCTTAGCGTCATCAGGCAGTAATTCGCTGTCGAGGTTCAGCCATTGAGCATTCGCCGGGGTCATCCCTGACATAAGCGCGGACGCCAGCATGCGGGCGCTGTCGGTGGCTGTGCCGTCCAGCAGCTTTGCAACCTTATGTTTCGCGCTTTGTGCGTCCAGCACCTCAGACGAAAACCCGGCCCCGCGCAGCGGATAGGTGTAGTCGTAGCACTCTCGCCAGACGCTTTCATGCACCTGGCGATTTGCTTTCAGCGTGTCAGCGCGCCTGATTAACCGGCTGGCGAGTTGATCCATGAATTAAGCCCCTAACGTATTTTTTGCGGCCTGTGCGCCAGTGGACAGCAGGGAAGAACCTGTATCCGTCGCGCCTTCTGCGCCACTGGCCAGCAGGGATGATCCCTGTTTGCGCTTTTTGCGCGCTGCTGCGTCAGCGTTCGCAGCTTTGGCCGCTGCGTCTGCTGCTGCATCGGCTTCGGCCTGCGGGTCTGACTGAACAACTTTGGGTGCGCTACCACACATAAAACTCTCCTTAGCCCGGAACGTGCCAGCCGTGTTCGGTTAATACCGGCGCGCTGCGTACGGGTTGCTTTTTGCCTTCCTCGTTTGTCACCTGCTCCGCTGTGCCGCCAGTGCTTAAATCAGTGGCTTTGCGTACCAGATCGAGGAAATCGAGGCAGTTGGTCAGCGGGTGGCCGACAATGTCGGTGAAGGCGTACTCTTCGAAGCGGGCAACGATGGCAGCACCCTGCGCGTTCAGCGTGGCGAGAATGGCGTTACGTTCTGCCAACTGAGTACCATCAAGCAGTGTTGAAACCTTTTTCTGCACGGTCTCTTCGCCGCTGCCGTTTCCCTGGTGCTGCGCGCCGTTCTGTTCAGCAGTAATTAACTGCCCCTCAGTAACGAGCGTTTTTTCTTCCGGCGCAGATTTTTCCTGCCCCGGCGTCTCAACGATTTTTTTCGGTCGAGCCATTTTTTTTCACTCCTGAATTAGTGAGTCGTCATTGTGTGTTGCCCTTCTGGTCAGTTTCCCGACCAAAAACAGGGCGGCGGAACGTCCACCACTGCCGGTAAAGCACAGTAGGGAGTTTTTTACGGTCTGAGCTGGTAGCCAGACACCAGAGAGCAATCAATGCTTCACCGTGACCATGGCGAGGCTCTGATCCAGATTTCCAGCCGAGGACGGCGGATTTTGAAACGCCAAGTTCATCGGCGATTTGCTGAGTGGTGAGGTTTTTTCGGGTCAGGTCAGTAATGACTCTGAACCAGTCTGTACGGAAGGTGGCGACCAGCGGCATAAATCAGACCCCTAAACGCGCGCGTGCGCGAGCATAGAGAAGGGCAAAATCACCGCCCGCCAGAATGGAAAAGGAGCCTGAACAGAATTTAATGCTTTCCGCACGCGTTGGCCAACCGCATTTTTTAGCGTTATCTGCTGCTCTCAGAGACGGAATTAAATTCTGCATAAGCGTAATTCCTTTACCTCGTTAGTGACCTGTTCGAGCAATTCAGTCTCCGTTCCGTAGTTTTCTTCCCATGTTTTTTGCCCTGCATGGATAGCTACGCCGTGTCCGCCGGTTCTGTGGTGTGGAGGGCAAAGCGGGAGAGTTTCTTTGTGGTCGGCGCGCTGGGCTATGCCCTGCCCTTTGCGGATGTGGTGAACCTCTGCAGGTGTAGCACCGTAGCCAAGATTTCTGCATACGACGCAACCCAGTGATGCAACGTCTTCCAGCCAGCGTTTATCGTCTTTGGTCATGGCGATATTTCTCAGGCGGCATAGCTGAAAAGCTGAGAGGCTGCGTTTTCGGCTGCCTGCAGCGTCGGGAATGTGCGGAACAGAATGAAGTTCCATAGAACATCGAGGACTGATTTGTACAGCTGGGAAAATTCTACATCGTCCATTTTTGCGAACGATATGGATTTGGGTTCCTTGCGGGTGGTGCCATCAGGCATCTGGTATTCGGTATAAAAACCGGCTTCGATAGTTACCCAAGAACGGAACGCTTCAAACGATTTAACCGCGCTGATATTCCCGGCGCGTTTTTCTGCTTCATCGCGGAGATACTGATCAGCCAGTTCCTGCAATGTGTCGGCATGCCCGGCATAGTGGGCCACCAGCTGCACGTAACCACGAACCAGTTTTTTATCGGCTGGCGATATTGCACCGCCGGAAGGTTGCCAGTAATCAAATCCCAGATTCAGGAGGGCAAAAAATTTGCGGTGAAATGCCGGGTTTCTTGCCTGCTTAAAATCTGCATACAAAATACCGCCCATGCGAACTTTTTTTTCTAAGAATTCGCGGGCGTCAGGCGTTGCCGGAATTAATACACCGCCGGGTGCTTTTACAAAAGAATACTGCGCCATTGGGTTCCCCTTTAGCGCAGCAATTGTTCAGAATTACATGGTGTTGGGTGTTCAGGCCAACGGGGTAATTATAGCATATTGCCGTCTGGTTTGATAATGGTATAACCAGTCAATTTAGCTAATTCAAACAACGCGTTAAGTGTCGCTACGTGCTCATCGGAATGGACAATTCTGGTCTTCTTAATCTTCCCATTTTCACACGTTATCAGTACATCACCATCGTCGGGGAGAAGGTCTCCTGCGTCTTTCTTATCAACCACTACCTCTCCCTCAACAACAATACTGTATAAAATTACAGTATATATACTACCAACTGACAGTGAGCGCAAATTTTTAAGAGCACGAATCGTTAAAAATCAACAATAAATCTCAAAATATCCGATTGAATTCAAAAGAAAACCGCCATTTCTGACGGTTCTGTTTTATCTGGTATGGTTGTTCGCTATGCTGACAGTTTAGTTTCGTGCCACCCTCGCGTTACCCAGCATTGCGAATCACCAGCACACGGGCAGGAGGTTATCGGCAGCGACTCACCGCATTTTCCACACAGGCGTTTGCTGATCGATTTGATGTGGCCACTAAGCCGCGCATCATCCTGACGGATCAGCATAGCGATGTACTCGGCCAGTTCGTACGGTTCACGCCCCGGACGCCGGGCGGCGCAGTTACGCGCCAGCATGTCCAGTTCCTGCACATCGAGAACCAGCTCAATTTTCCGGTTGCCGGCGGCAGATTGCCGCGCCCTCTGCGCGGCTTTACGTTCTGCCGAGGACTTAGCCATAAATAACTTTCCCGCAGCGCTTACAGTAGATTCCGTTATAGGTTTCCGGTCTGGATTTTTCCATCATTGCTAAAATCGACGAAATATCGGCTTCGCCCGATTTTAGGCTAATCGCTGGAGAGCCTTTTGTTATCGCCGCCCTGTAAGAGTGACCAAATATCTTTCCAAAAATCCCCTGGCATTTGTCCATTACTTCACCTCCAGATCTTCTTTCATGCTGCATTCTCGTGTTTCTGCTGTATTGCCGGATTCAGCCAGAGGCATTCTGTACGTACTTTTGTACCTCTCCCTGCGCTAATACGTGAGGTTTTCTCCGTTTTTACCCAACTGGTAAGCATATCGTTGTAAACCTCCGAGTCGTAACCGCTAATCATCACCATGCCTGTCATCGTTCTGGCCACAGCGAGCAATTGCTCATGTCCTTCAACGGTCATTTCATGGTTGTAATAACGATTTTTCTGCACTCGTGTTTCCGGCATATACGGGGGATCGATGTAATGCAGAGTCGTTTCTGCGTCGTGGGCGCGCATTACAGCCAAAGCGTCTTTGTTCTCAATTATCACCCCCTGCAGACGCTGGCAGACAGCAGCGAGATTTGCCGGGTAACGCTCCCGCAGATGCGCCGCCGTAGCGTATTTACGTCTGCTGTCACTGCGGAAACCGGATTGACCGCCGACACCTGCGGCAGAGCCGAACCCCATACAGGCACGAACCACCATGCGGCGGG